CTCGTGAATCTCTCTCCCTCACGCACCATAACCGGCGATTACAGCCGAAACCCGAATGCTCGCTGAGGCAATCCGTCCAACAGAGCCGCTAGGCCGGGAGAAGCCGCGCATTGCCCCACCACTGCCCGCCCGCAGTGAGTGGAAGGAAATGCACCGTCTCGCCGCCGATCTGGGCACCGAACTGTTCCCTTGGCAGGACTGCGCATTTCGCTATATGTACGCGGTCGGTCCGGGTAAGACGTGGTTGTATCCAGAGGTTGCCGTAGTCGTTGCTCGACAGAACGGCAAGACTGAACTGCTCGTTTCGCACATCGTTCAACGCCTCTTGATGGGCCGTCGGATCATGCACACCGCGCAGAACCGCGAACTACCGCGGGAAGTGTTCGGACGGGTTGCAGAGGTTATCCAGGCGCACCACCGGAGCCTGCTCACCAGGAAGCCTAGGTTCGCCAACGGGCAAGAGGAAATCCGCCTCAGCAATAAGGGGCATTACCGCATCGTTGCGCCTACTCGCGGCGGTGCCCGTGGTCCGTCCAATGATGACCTCATCATTGACGAGGTACGCGAGTCGGAGTCTCACGATTTCATCGCCGCTGCCAAGCCGACGCTCAATGCTTCCCCCAACCCGCAGGTCCTGTACCTGTCCAACGCCGGGGACGATTCGTCCGAAGTCCTGAACGCTTTGAAAAAGCGGTCCAGCGAGGACCCGTCCCTAGCGTATTTGGAATGGAGCGCGGCCCCGGAGCGCAACGCCGCCGACGTTGACGGATGGCTAGAGGCGAACCCGTCGATTGGTCACATGCCCCAGGTGCTGCCGAACCTTGAGCGCGAGTACCGCGCCCACTTCCTCGCAGGAACCATGACCATCTTTGAGACCGAACACCTTTGCCGGTGGGTCGCAACGATGCGCGAAAGGCTCGTTGACGAGCAGGATTGGAACGCCTGCGAGGGGTCGCACGAGTTCGCCAGGCATGGTTATCTCGGTGTGTCGGTTGACCCGGAGCGAACGCGAGCATCCGGGGTCCTAGCGTGGAACGATGATGAGCGGGTCAAGGTCCGTCTGCTGTTTGACGTGACGGGAAGCCCTATCGACCTAGGCCGGTTGGGCGTCGATGTCAAGGCGCAAGCGGAGGAGTTGCGGGTCCGACAGGTTGGCTTTGACCCGCTCACTGATGGCGAACTCGCCAAGTACTTCAAGAACGCTGTTTCTATCGCGGGCCAGAAGTTCAAGGTTGCTAGCTCAACGTTCGTGAACGTCGTCCGCGGGAAGCAGCTCGTTTGGTCGGATTCTCCCGCAATCACAAACGACCTCATCTGGACGGCAAAGAAAGAACACGACGAAACCGGAGCGTTCGAAGCGGTCCGGGCAAAGGATGACCGCCCGATTACGGCATCATTGGCAGCAATCCGAGCCGTTGGCTTGGCATCCGGGCCGCAACCCGTCAAACCGAGGGTGTATTGATGAGCATTCTTGACGGGTTCAAGGACTGGTTGGCAAAGAACCAAGTTCCGGTTCAGACGCGCTCCGCGGCGGACGCGATGATTGCCCATCCGACGATGCAGCAACAGTTGGCGGCGTTGCACCGGAGTCCGAGACCGTGGCGGCTGCCGTCCATCTCGGAAGCCCTTGGTAGTCCTGCGATCCTGCGAGCGGTCACCATCATCAGCGGTACGACCGGCTCCCTGTCTGTCCAGGGCTACCGCAACGGGGCGGAGATGCCCGAAACCCCGAAGCTGCTTGCGCGTCCTGACCCGTACCAAACGCCATTCGACTTCTACCGGGACTCGTCATACAACATGGCGACCCGCGGCGAGTGTGTGTGGTGGATTGCGTCTCGTGACAGTGACGGGAACGCATCCGCGCTGGTCGTGGTTCCCCTGTCGGAATTGACCGTTGAGCAGAACCCAAAGAACCGGCTCCGCCCAATCGTGACGTGGGGCAAAACGGAATCAACCTGGTTCAGTCCCGCCAACCCTGCGGGGCAGTTTGTCCACGTCACCTACCTCAAGGAACCCGGAGCCTTGCGCGGTCTCGGTCCGTTGCAGATTTGCGGGGCTGCCGTTTCGGTGACGGTTGAGGCGAACGAGTGGGCTTCGAACTTCTACGCCGGTGGTGGGTATCCGTCGGTCAACATGCATTCCGTGGCCGAACTTGACGAGGACGAGGCCGATGCCCTCGTCAACCAGTGGATGTCCAAGCCGTCGAACATGCCGAAGGTCACGTCGGGCGAAATCGAAATCAAGGAACTGAACGGACCAGGCGACGGGGCGCAGATGCTCGCAGCCCGTGAGTACAACAACGGGGACGCCGCAAGGATGTTCGGGATGCCCGGGAAGTTGCTTGAGTACTCGTCCCCCGGATCGTCCCTGACGTATCAGAACCTTGGCGAAGTGTTCACCGAGTTTGTCAAAGGCTCGCTGTCAATCAGCTACTTGGAGCCGATGGAGCAGAAGCTTGGCGACCTTCTGCCGAGAGGCCAGGCGGCACGGTTCAACGTCAAGGGCTTCCTGCGAGCGGACATCAAGACGCGCTTTGAGGTTTACCAAATCGCGGTTGCGGTACTCGGCCAGGAAGCCGCCGCGCAATGGGCGATGCAGGCCGAAGGGTTCGCTCCGGGTGACGTGGAGTTTGCCGCCATTCCGTATGCGCCCCCGGCAGCAATTCCCGCATCCCTACCGGAGACGCGTTCAGAGGATAGCGACGTTCGGTGTGATGGGATGCGCCTGCGTCAGGGTCGGTTGGTCGCCTGCAACAAGCTGCTGTCTCGGTCAGGGGCGTTCGTGGGGCGTTGTGAACGCTGCCACAAGGAATACGGGACGGCTGCCTAATGGCTTGGAAGGGTCTCGCGCTCAAGCGGCGTGAAACCCCTCCGAAACCCGTAGCGAAACCCGGTCAGGTCATCGTCTATGCCGAGTCTGACGGCTCCCTATGCCTCGTTGACGAGGAAGGCACCGAGTACCCCGTCGGCGGTGGCACTCCGGGGCCGAAGGGACCGGATGGGGATAAGGGACCCGACGGGGACAAAGGACCGGATGGTGACAAGGGCCTACAGGGTGACGAAGGCGAACTAGGCGATAAGGGACTGACTGGTGACACCGGACTGACCGGAGATAGAGGCCCCGACGGTGACAAAGGCCTGCAGGGCGATAAGGGTTTGCAGGGTGACCCCGGGCTAACTGGCGATAAGGGACCAGACGGGGACAAAGGCGAAACGGGCGACAAAGGACTTACTGGCGACAAAGGTTTGACCGGCGATAAGGGCCTGACCGGCGACAAGGGTTTACAGGGAGACCAAGGCCCGCCCGGTTCCGCTGGTCAGGTGTACGCGGTTGGCGACCTGTTCCTTACGACCCGTAGCGGCGATCCGTCAACGTTGCTCGGCTATGGGACGTGGGCACGCTTTGGCGTCGGGAAGCTGCTGCTCGGAACGGACAGCGGAGCGGGCACCGAGTCGGGTTCCGCCACGCACTCCCATTCGTTTACGCAGCCGTCCGCGCATGGCGCGTTGTCCCACGCCAACGGGGCGGTTGCCAACCATGCCTTTACGCAGCCCGGGGCGCACTCCGACCACGCCGCGCAGTCTCATTCGGCGCACGCGGGCGCGACAGTCGGCAACCACACCGACGTTACGAACCACGTTCACGTCCAGAACATCAATACGGCAACGACCGGCGGGGCGGCAGGGTTCCCGGCTCTCGTGGATACATCCACATCCGGCTCGTCTGCGTTGGGCCTGTCAACGGCCAACCCCACGACGGTTGGTGTTGCCGCTATGGTTCATACCGTAGGCCAGGCAAGCGCACACTCCGACCACGCCGCGCTATCGCACTCCGCCCATAGCGGCGGGGCTGTTGACGCTCACGCAGTGACGCAGGCCGATGCCCATGCTTCGCAGACTCACGCCGGTGGAGCTGTTGCTGACGGTGCGACGGCACCCCCGTCTATCTCCTGTTACGTCTGGAAGCGGACCGCATGAAATAGTAGTTGACACCCGTAACGTGACGGGTGTAACGTAGCGGCATGAACACGACGACCGAACTTCAGAACCTCCCGGTGTTCCCGGTTCAGGTTGAAGGTCGCAACTACCACCGCGGCGGGGCGTACACTACGTTTCGCAAGGTTCACTTCGCTGACGATGTCAACGACGGCAGGACGCTTTGCGGGCTTGACCTGACGTATGTCACAGAAGCGGGGAAGGTTCGTCTGAGCGTCCCCAAGGCCTATAGCAATTCGGACGTTTGCGGCGACTGCCGTACCCGCGGCCTCAATCTCTACACAGGTCCGAAGTGGGGCCTTGAGTGGTCGGACTAGTCTCCGAACACCCCCACTACCGAGACCACGTCGCGCCAATAGCGCGTCTTGTCAACCTCCCGCCCGACGTTGCCATCATGGCGGGATACGGGGACCTCGTCCGCGCCAGGCGCGAAGGCTATAAGCGGTTTGTCCGTATCGAGCATGGCATCGGCCAGTCCTACGGCACGACGCACGCGCACTACCCGGGCGGAGCCAACCACTCCGACGTTGGCCTGTTCCTGACGCCGAACGAGCATTCAGCGAATCGCTGGCGCAAGGCGTACCCGCGGACACGGGTTGAGGTTGTGGGGTCGCCGCGCTTGGAGACGTTGCCAAGCCCGCCTCCGCGCGTCCTTGACGGGCAGCGGCCTGTGGTTGCCATCTCGTTTCACTATGACCTGTATCTCGTCCCCGAAACCCGTTCGTCCCTGCCGTGGTTCGCCCCCGCGCTCCCGGACCTGGCGAAAGAGTTTCACCTAATCGGCCACTCGCACCCGCGCGAAGATTTGACCTATACCTACAGGCGGCTCGGAATCGAGTACGTGCGGGACTTTGACGAGGTATGCCGACGGGCCGATGTGTACGTTTGCGATAACAGCTCGACTCTGTACGAGTTCGCTTCGACGGGTAGGCCGGTGGTTGTCCTAAATCCGCCTTGGTACGACCGCTCCAAGGACTACGGGCTACGGTTTTGGGAGGCATCACACATTGGCTATGGCGTGGAGCACCCCGATTTCCTGGACGCGTTCGTTCGATTGGCGTTGGAAACGACGGTTTACGAGCGCGAGGAAGCCCTAGACATCGTCTATGCCTACAGGACAGGCGCAGCACAGCGCGCAGCGGACGCAATCAACGATTGGTTGGGAGACACGCCATGAGCATCGACGTAGACCGACTGTCCGACGCGTTGGAGGCTTACGTTCGTAGTGCGAAATCAGACCCGTCTCCGTGGGCGCGGGACGTGGACGATATTGCCGCCGATATCGCCGCCGAGTACGCCCGCCTCGTCCCCGCCGAGGATGGCGGCGTGTTCTGGAATGAGACGGCTCACATCGTTCCCGCCGAGGATGAGGGGCGCTGCATCTGCACCCCGGACCAGTACCAAGGCTCGGGGCATGGCGTGAACTGCCCCGAGTACAGACACGCCATGAGCATCGACAAACTGCGACAGGACGCGCTCGATGATCCGGTGACGGTCTGCGATCACCGTGACGAGCGCGGGTCAACCATCATGCAGGCGCGTGACGACCGCTACGAATGCATCGTTTGCGGTACTCGGTTCCGCCTCGTCCCCGCCGAGGATGAGGGGCGGCTGCTGACGCGCGAACAGGTGCGAACGGCATACCGCCACGCCGCGGGCGAGACCCACAACTCGACCGACCTGCTCGACAAGATGACCGACTACCTGAACGCCGCTCTCGCCGCCACCCCGGAGCCGGGAGACGATATGCCGAGCCGTCACGGTGACAGGTTCCACAAGCAATGAAAGCGGTAATCCTCGTTCCCCGCCGAGATGACGGCGGCTACCGGGACGAACTATGGACCTGGACGCGGGCATGGTGGGAACGCGAACAATCGCATATGCCCATCATCGAGGGATACCACACCGACGGGCTTTTCAACCGTTCCGCCGCCATCAATACAGCCGCGCGGATCGCGGGGGATTGGGACGTAGCGGTCATCATTGACGCCGACGTTATCTGCGACCCGGGCAGGGTCAAGGAAGCGGTTTCGATTGCTGCCGAGTCGGGGCGGATGGTCCTGCCGCATACCGTCCGCTTGGACCTGTCAAGGCGTGGTGCGGAGCTTGTCAGGGTCAGAATGCTTGACCCGTTCGCACTTCCTGAAACGCGCTCTAGGCACGTCCACCACATCTACTCGGTAGAGAACGGGCATCCGTCGGTCTCCTCCGTTGTGGTGGTTCCACGGGCCTTGTGGGACACCGTAGGCGGCTTTGACGAGGAATTCAGAGGGTGGGGGTACGAGGACACCGCCTTTGCTGCCGCCTGCGAGACGTTCGCGGGTATCGAGCGCATGCCGGGAGCGGTCATCCACCTATGGCACCCGACGGCTAGAGAAGGCAAGCGCGGCACCCCGACGCATTCGCTGAACTCGGCCCGGGGCCAGGTGTACCGCGCTGCTATCGGGGACAAGTACGCGATTCGGGCGCTGCAGAACTCGTCCCGCGCCAAGGTCTATGCCGACCGTCCGTCCCGGATACCGCGCATCCTGCATAGGGTTGTCCCGGAGAAGCCGAACGCGACGGCGGATGGATGGTGGGCACGCTTTGAGGAACTCCACCCGGATTGGCAGCTCATCACACACCGTGACCCGCTGGACCCAAAAGACTGGCCGCTTACCCGGGACCATTGGGACAAGGCGGCGAACGGTGCGCAGTTTGCCGACATGATCCGGCTTGAGGCGTTGTACCGGTGGGGCGGTATCTACGTTGACCAGGACGTTGAGCCGTTGCGCAGATTCGAACCGCTGCTGTACTGCTCGGCCTTCGCGGCGTGGGAGGACGAGCGCAGCATCCCTAATGCGGTCATGGGCGCGACCCCTAGGCATCCGGCAATCAAAGCGTGCCTTGACGAGATGTTGACGCGGCTCCCGGGCGATACCTGGAAGGCGGGGCCGGGTGTCCTGACGGACCTTCTACCAGGCAGGCCCGATGTGCTGCTGCTACCTCCGGGTACGTTCTACCCCGTTCACTACAACGACCCGTTGCGGGACGTAAAGATGGGGGAGCAATACACCCTGTCAAAGCCTTGGACGTTCGGGGTGCATTGGTACTTTGGTTCATGGCTACCAGAGGAAAGACGTAGGGTCCCGGCGTGAATAGCGGTTTTGCAGACCGACCGATCACCCATATCGCCGCACGTATGGCGCACATGACAACGCCTGACACGGGATGTTCTGCTGAGCAAACTGCTGAGACGGGAGAACCGAGATGAGCGAGACGCCCAGACTGCCACGGATGCAGTGCATAGCGACCAAGCCGCGTCTGGATGGAGGCGCCAAGCGGTGCCCGAAGCCCGCGACGTTCGGGGAGTGGTGCCGGATGCACGCTCAGTCTCTCGGCGGGTGGACGCTGTGTCCGCCTGACCCGGAGAACTATCGCGGGCTGGCGTCTAGCTTCTGGGTCCACTACCGCTGCGGGTGGGTCGGATGCAGGACCGTTGAACCGCATGAGCACGGCGGCGGACAGCCGATGCAGGAGAACC